TCATTACACGCCGCATCATCTGGTTACCTGTAATGTCTTCTAGCTGAAGTCTGAGACCCAACGTAAATTGCTGTATTTTATCTTTCATGTCTCCCATGACTTCAGTTTTAAAATACTGGGTTAAGGCTGATTCGCCTTCTGCCCTTTCAAGGTTGCTTACCATCATGGCAAGGATGCTTTGCTCTCTTAAGGCTTCAACCATGTCAAGCATAGTAGCATCTTCGCCTTTTATCTTTTTAACAAGAAGTGCAGTGTTTCTTGCAGCTACTTCCTGGTTTAGTCTAAAGAATGCTTCCTGTCTGCCGAACAATGACCGTAATACGGTGCGCATAATTTCTGCGACAAGTTCGGGTTCTCCTGACATGGGGTTAAATCTCGGGGTTGCTGGATTTAGCGGGTTTATATAAATATAAGGAACCTTCATGCTTCTGCACATTGCTGCTACGTCATCTGCGAAGTCGCCTTTAGGTTCGATGATTGTAACGCCCAGCTTCTCACCTTTTGCTATTGCCTTTAAGTCCTGTTCTATCATTGGTTTTAACACGCGACTGGATTTGCCGGTGCCGGTTGTGCCAATACACATAGTGTGAAGGTATCTGTCATGATGTTTTATGATTACAGGCCTATTTCCGACCTTACAAACTTCGACATCAAGGGGGCCCTTTTTGCCGGTTTTTTGTAGTTGAGGCTTAAAGTCGCTTACTTTTATTATTTGACCTTGTCTTATCAGCAGGGCAATTGCAATTACTGCAACTGCTGGGAATAATATGATTAGCCCTTTTGCAAATCTTATTTCAGAAGGCGTTATCCATCCGGTCTGAGCAACGCCTGTCAGCCAACCTTCTGCATTTTGGTACAATCTATAGCCAAACCATGCCGAAAGGCCAAGGGAAAGTCCAATAACGCCCGTTAGGATTGCTCTCACGGCATGACGAATAGTACCGATTACTACTGCAAGGATACCTGTAACGGCAGAGATTATAATAAACCAGTTAGCATAAGGTGTTTCGTTTAATAATGCCAAATAAGCCAGCACTCCGCTGGCAATTGATATTGGCCAAAATATATTTTCGACAAAAGTCATGTAGAATCCTTCCTTTCTTTGAAGTTTTGATAGGCAGTCGGGTCTTGTTCTTGGTATAATGTTATATCCGGATTGATGGGTTTAACCCCTAGAATTCCGAAAGCTACGGACAGTTCACTAACTTCCGTCTTAAGCGTCGGCATTTTGTCCAATCTCCTTTCTGATTCGTTCCTCTGCCAGTCGGCAGTATTCAGGCACAATATCGTATCCTACATAGTGTCTTTTATTCTTAGCCGCAGCTATGCATGTGGTTCCAGATCCCATAAAAGGATCAAGGACAACGTCTCCGATATATGAATATAACTTTATCACTCTTTCCGCTAGTTTAACGGGAAAGGGAGCAGGGTGTCCCACTTTTTTCGCCGATTCCGGTTGTATCTCCCATACTGAGAGTGTGGATGACAGGAATTCGTCCCTAGTTATATCTGATTCCCCTTTCTCTGGCCTAGAGAAATCTTCTTTTGCGAAAACAAGAAGATACTCATGCAGATCTCTTATCCTGGGACCTTTTGCAGACATCCATGTCCCCCATGCACACGACCCATTAGCTCCCTTAGCTTTCTGCCAGATAATCTCTCCCATCGGTAAAAAGCCAATATTGACGTGGACAATATAAAACAGTGTGTGCAGGGGGATGTACGGTTTCCTCCCAAGGTTCGCTATGTTAATCACATATCTACCGCCTGGTTTTAATATCCGGTAAACTTCTGCCCCAACACGGGCTATGAGACCTAAATAGTCAGTTAATTCAAGGTTTCCGTCGTATTCTTTACCGACGTTGTACGGAGGCGAGGTAAAGGCTAGAGCGACGGCGTTGTCGGGTATGTGGTGCATGTCCTCGGAAGAATGACAGTAAATGGTGTCATACCACCTTTCTGATACATGTACGTTCAGATTCTGATGTTTTTTAGTGTAAAATTGTAGCTTATTTATCGCCTTAAAAACCGTTGATAGGTCGTAGTCGTATATTTTCCGAGAATAAAAGACTGATGAATCATGATTTTCCCTTTTTGTTACTCCAAAAGCTGCCGTTTTTGTCTTCATTTTAATTCCTCCTGCATTCTCCGTTTATAAAAAATTTCTACACTGTCCACTAAAATTCCTAATTAAAGGAGGCGGACAAAAAAATGAATTGGAAAGAACCTTGCTTCTATTATATTATACCACCAAATTGTATTTTGTACTAACGAACAAAATGATCATATAAATTATAACTAAATATATAGAAAAAAGGCTTGACTTTCTCTTTCTTTTTCTTTATAATTAAATCTACGTGAATGGATATGTCCGAATTGTGGAGCGCACCATGACCGAGACTACAATGCGGCGTTGAATATTTTGAGACTGGGGCTACAGTCTCTGGGTATCCAACCCCTAGAAGCCCTATCCCTTTAGGGATAGGGAGTAGTCATAAGATATTAATAGGTCTCGTACTTTGTTCTTAGCAGATTCATACTGACTAGAAGCTTGTGCACGCGGTATATGTAGTTCATGTGCTGCATCTTCTATAGTGCAATCGCAACCAGTGTCAATACCATGTACTAGTGCGAACACTTCCCATTCTTGTTCTGTCAATGTGTTGCGTATGTCTTCCAAAATACCTACATCTTCTAACCAAGTATCATTATCACAAATCAAATCTACAAATTCAGTATCGCTAGTAGTAGTTAAAGCATTGTCTATCGATGAAAAAGATGTTTTGTATATACGCATTACATCCATTATTTTGTCAATAGTTGCTCCGAAGTGCTCTGCTATTTCCTCTATTGTCGGTTCATGACCGTTCAATATTTGATACTCAGCGATATATTGGTGTATATTATTGTAGAACTGCCATGTCCATGCTGGGCGCTTCAGGTAATTATCTTCATACACTATCCGTCTTGTAATACTTTGTCTTATCCAATAAGACGCATATGTGCTGAACTTGGTATTTTTGGTTGGGTCAAATTTGCGTATTGCAATTAACAAACTACTCCTTCCTTCTTGAACAAGGTCTTCGAATTCCAGTGTATTCAAATGCTTGTTTTTTAGCACGTGTCCAACAATGCGCTTTACTAGTGGGGTATGTTCTTCAATAATATAATTAATAGCTTCTTTATCTCCTTGTTGGGCACGCTTTATTAACAGTAGTTCTCTGTCTATGGCAAACACCTCCAAGTGGTAATTATACCCATATTTGGGGAAAATTATTTACCACTTTGTATGACACGCTCTTCAAAAGGAGACGCTTTCACATTGACATACAGATGGTTGTCGCCAGCTATCATAATAGCACGGCCTATAGGCAAAATACTCAGCAGCTCCTGTTCTTTTTCCGTTAGTGTGTACAATGACAGTATGCGCGGTATATCAGTTTCTGCTTGTTTGAACAATAGTTTGAATGAAGCGTTGCCTAGCACAGCCTTGCCACTTTCCTCTAATCGGCCCTGGAAGAAGTCGTTTACGTTCTGCGTAATAATCCACATAGACCCCATGTATTTACGAATACGTTTAGCCATTTCTACCAAAAACTGTAATGTCTCAGGGCTGTTTGGGTCGAGTAATATCCACGCTTCATCTACAACCAAGATAGTCTTCTCTTTACGGTCTTTGCGTATGTAGTCCCAAATCCAAGTAAGTATGTTGAAATATACTGCACGCTGAAGTTCGAGTTTTTGCTCTTTGAGGTCGTGTATATCAAATATCACAAAGTGGTCGTTATGTAAGTCAAGTTTGTGTTCTATGTCTTCGCTAGCAACAAAGAACTTCTCCATGCCAGATAAGCCTGCAACAGCTACTGCTAAATCACGGTCATAGTTGCGGTCATCAGGTGGTGTTGATTCTACTAGCTCTATAAAATCGTATATATTAGGATAGTCGTGTGTTGAATAGATGTCGTAGTTCCTAATGCCTGACCTAATATTAAATTGGTCGTACAACCTATTAATTTGTGCATCAACGAAGTTGTAGCTTGTATAAAATAAGTTAGGCATCAGTGTCTTTAATATAGTTTGCGTACGTGATTTCGCTATTGATAGCGGGTCTACATTGCGGTCTTCATCTTCCATATATTCGCGCAAGTCTCGTACTTCAAATGGGTTGATACTGTATTCACCAGACCCTGCGTTAATAATCTTACCACCTATTTGACGCGCTATGTTGTTGTATTCGCGTTCAGGGTCAATGATAATAATACGTGCACCTTGCATCCACTCTCTTAACAAATATAACTTAGTAGCATACGATTTACCAGACCCGGAGCGTCCGAGTATTACCATATTTGGGTTAGTTATACTTGGGTCTTGTGGATTCCATCTATCTACGACAACAAGCTCCTCCAGCTCTTCTTGTACTTCCACTGTTCTTCCAATTACTACGCCTTCTTTGTGGAACAGTGATTTCTTTGTGAACGGGTAACTTGTTGCTATATGCCAACTGGACATGTATTTCTCTGTAATACGTTGTGTTGCTGGGAACAAGTATCCTAAAGGTAAGTAGCTGAGCAACATTTTGTCTTGTGTAAAATTGATTTTGTCTAAAACAAAACCGTACAACCGCATTTTTGAGGTTAGTTCATTAATAAGGTTCTTGAGCTCTTCTTTGTACGCAGGGTCGTTGAATTTAATAGGGTATGCAAGCTGGAATAGCAAAGAGAAGCTGAACACTCTTTCGCTGTTCGTCATACGATTAACCATTTCTCTAATTGCGCGCTGTTTTGCTTGTAGTGATGTAGCATATATTTGGTTTTTGCGCTGTGCTAACGAGTTCTCTATTTGCCTATCGTAAGATTCGAGTTTCTTTAGAATATTTCCCTGGTCTTGTATAGGAACGAGCCACATTGTCCAAGACAGCGGTAATGAGTTAATATCTTGCATCCAACCGTATTCTTGTGATTCATTAAGGTCTTTCAAGTAATAAATAGACCCCAGTAAATCGTCATATTCATAGTAATACGGAGACTTAATAGACATTTTGGTAGGCAATAAGTCCAATAACTCTGGTTTGATTGTGATTTCTTGTTGTTTAGTTTGCTTTTTCTTCACAGTACCACCTCTTCGTACTTAACAAATGGTCCAAACTTAAGGTTGTCATACCCCGGATGCGCAACATAGTATAGAAATTCCATTAATTCTGTCATATTCAATACACGTGCATTTTCTAGTGACCCAATTATATGGTACGCTTCATTCTTCAGATTGATTTCGGCACTTGCATCTGCTACTGCGGACAACACAATATAGTATTTGCGTTCAGAGCTTCGTTGTTCTTTAAGCCAACTAGTATATTCTAGTACATATTGTCGCCTAAAATCCTCTGCTTTAGGATTTAGCATATCATGGAATGTAGAACGTGCTTTGTCTTCTAGATAATTAATATATTCTGTCAAATCTTTGTTTTTGACAAAAGAATGTATTTGTACATTCACTTTATCGCCAAGTGAGTTAATTAGAGTATAGAACTTCTCTATTGCGGCACGTTTTTCTGCGCTAGAGAAGAGTGCAAACGAAATAGGCTCAACTTCAATAACCATTATTTTACGTCTCTCTACTTTGTGACCGTCAATAAACTCAGTTACAGCGATACCACGGCCTTCATAGTCGTAGACATCACGTAAGGGATAACCCTGAACTATTTTCTGTTCTTCTTGTTTGTTTTTGCGAGCCATTACTCGACCTCCCTCTTACGCATACATAGTAATTATAGCACAAAATGGGAACTGACGGGTGCCAACCCCGCTACTACTTGGGATTTCTTCCCAAGATACCTTACATATATGTCATAGAGTAAGAAGAATCCGAGTACAGTAATGAGCAGCCACCCTAATATTACGCCAAAACCACCACCACCGCCACTCCTTGTGTTAGTTATAACACATCAATTTGTGGTATAATAATTAAAGGAGGTGTTCATAGAATGAACAAAGTCATTTTGGTTGGTAACTTAGTTGCAGACCCAGAATTGAAAGAGAAAGGTGACAAGAAATTTACTAAATTCACAGTAGCTGTGGATACGTACAGCGGCACGGAATTCCTTGACTGCACTGCTTTTGACAAGATTGCACAGGCAATGGCAGACCACCTGACAAAAGGCAGCAAAGTCCTAGTAGAAGGTAGGCTAACTGTAGACAAATGGGTAGACAAAGATGGACAAAATCGGAGGAAGCTGGACATTATAGCTGAGAACGTCGAGTTCCTCAGCCCGAAGCGCGAAAAATCAGCTGAACAAGAAGACGAGCTATCGTTGTAGACTATTGGGCGGCCGAACGGCCGCCCAGTAGTTTTTGTATATCGCACAATTCTGCCAATTCCATTATAAAAGAGATTGCCATATCATTGCGTATTACGATACGTTGGTTGACCTCAGCATTATTAGTAATAGCAATACCGCTACTAACAAGGTCATACAACAACCCTGTAGTTCCTCTAAATCCAACTGGTTGTAAGTCCGCAGCTTGATCTGCTAAAAACTGCGGAAATATATAACCTACTTCTTCAAACAGTGTGTCTAGTTTGTCCTTAGAGATTGTGATGTACGTGGAATCCTCATTAAGAATGGCTATTACATTTTCATTCCCTTCAATGCCTAAGTAGTATCTTAATCCAGATTCTCCTAAGTACGCAAAGGGATGTACTTTGCTCGGGAATTGTCCATTTGTAATACTATTGTTGATGTCCTCCAACTCATGAACAAACAATTCTAAGACATCGTTGTACACTCTAATTGTAGGTGTGCTTTCCCACTCCTTAAGTACTAGTCCATCGTTATCTAGTTTGTATACAATATTGCATTTACTACGGAACATATATGGTTGGGCTAGTTCTTCTGTGGGTTGCATCAACATCAAGTATTTGATTTCTTCTATCATAGATGGTAGATAATCCAAAGGTAAATTTACTTGACTTTTGTCTGTTACATACAATTTTAGGTTCTGGTCTTGTGTTACATAGTATTTGATGCCGATAGACCCCGTGAATCCATAAGGCTTTAGATTGCTGATATGCTACTCCCCCTCGAGCATCTTGATAACATAGTCAGCCATTATGTCTTCCTTCGCATCCCAATATTTGTCTGCATTAATAACAACAAAGTTGTGTTTTTTAGCAAGTTCTTGGTATCCTTTAGCAACCTTATCTAGAAATTCCATGTTAGTTGGATTGTCCCCGTCGCGCTCGATACGGTTTTTGCGAGCACGTTCTTGGGATATTTTGATATAGAATACAATGTCTGGTTCTATGCTCTTGGTAGCAATTGCATTTAGCTTATATATCAGGTCTAAGTCTATTCCACCGCCATAACCCTGATATGCCAAATTAGAATAATAGTACCTATCACATATTACAATTTTGCCTGCATCTAGTGCTGGTTGTATAACATTCTCTACATGGTATGTTCTATCAGCTACCATTAGCCCAAGCACAAACTCTTGTGACAAGTTGTGCTCAGTAGCATAGTTATTCAGCGCTTTAGCATGGTATGGCTCGTAAGTGAACACAGTATCGTAACCATACTCTTGTAATATATTAACAAGCTTCTTGCCAGAATATGTTTTGCCACTTCCATCTATGCCTTCCAATACAATAAACATATTATCACCTTCTAATTAAATTCTAACCACATTTCGGCTACATATTCTTCAAATTGTTTACGCAAAGCGTCAATTGCCATAACCTGTGCGTTTGTTGGGTTTTGCACTTCTACACTTATTTTCCAGTAGAATTTATCACCTTCTATCTTAAATATTGGATAGTTCACAAGGTCGTATGCGGTTTCATCTATTTCTATTCCACTCTGCTTTAGCTCATTGGCAACAGTGTCTATTGCAGCGTATGTGGGTCTGAATAAACCTGTTATATTGCCATTATCTAAATTCAGTTCTAGTTCTCCCATGGCATAGTCTGTCGTGTCATCTTCAACCGCAATATTCCACACGACCTTGCTTAAACTCCAATTTACCATGTTATCACCTCTACCCATATTATAGCATTTGACCGACATACAAGCCCTTACCCTCCCCCTAAAGGAGAAGGGCTTGCGGGCTTTATTTTTCTTTGTCATAGTTGTGTATCATAGCTAATATTTCTCGTTTAGTATCATCACTAATTGTAGTAGCATCTAGCGTATATACACGTAATATGTCTAGTATCAACTGGTATGCTGGTAGCACCCCGTGTTGTAACAGCCTGTATAGTAATATGACTTTTTCTATTGCATATTTGTCCAATATCAATGGGAAACTACCAATTTTGGGCGTTTCGGCGGGTTTGTTATTATGTACATTCTTTAGTGCCTGTAAATACGCAGACAGTTCTTGTTTTAGTGTTTTTTCTTGTTTTTCCTTCAAATTACTTTCAAAATCGATTTCCAAATTCAGCATAAAGTTATTATACCACAACGAAGTTGTCTTTGTAATTTGCATTTAGTGAGGTTTTCACATATTTTGTTTTGTGTTAGTATAGAAGTTAAGGTATTATACCGCTTTGCGCATCCAGATTACCATCAAAATCTGCTTTCAGTATAGTATTTGCATCAACCGGTGCTGGCTGTCCGCTTTGATACGCACTCAATATTTCCGCATCTGTTCTGGCACGGTTGGAGATGCGGAGGTCGTCGATGAGGCCGTTGAGGTAACCTCTACTCTGCCATGAACCTATTTTTGCTAGGGTAGCAAAGCCCAAATTATTGCTCCGTGTATTACTTGCCTCTAAAACGCCATTAACGTACAGCTTTCTACCAGATGGTGACCAAGTAAATGCCACGTAATACCATATACCAGCTTGCAAAGTAGTGACACTTGTTAAGATTGCTTCAGATGAACCATCACCATCCCAAACCAGTATCTTATTAACATAGCCTCCTGCGAATTGACGCATAATTAGTATACGTGGGCCTGGATCGTAAACATCACCCGACGTGAAGAATGCATTGTAGTCATTAGGTTTTAGGTGGGAGAGCTTTACCCAGCACTCCACCGTCCCCTCCTGCGGGTTCAGCACACTCGCCGTGGGGATGGTGAGGGGTTCGGCTGCCCTTGTGCCGTCAATGAAGGAGGTGGCGTAGGGTTTTTCTTCGAGTTGGATGGCATAAACAAGTAATTCTGTTTCAACAGTGTTACTATGCGAAATTCGTATTTCGTATTTACTTATCGTTTTACTGCTGTTTGGAGTAATTGTAGCTACTAATTTATACACTCCTTGACCGAATATAGCGGACATATCATATCTTGTCGTGTTAGAGTCGTTCCAAGTGTAATCTGTGTACGTGCTATCTGTATAATATATAGTCCCGCCAACATTTATATTGTTAATGTTGCCTTTTAGGATTTTTAACAACACGCTAACGGTATGAGGAGTGTTAGAAATGGATACAGCTTTTAAACAATGCCCTTTATCGCCATCATTATCATATAATCGCATTACTCCGTTTTGTTTGGAAAATGGATTATATTCTGATGATAACCATTCTAACGTTGTCCAGGTTCCTACACCCCAACCAGAAACGCCTGTTTTAAAGAAAGGGTCGCTGTTTAAATTCGTCGTCCCTTCCTCCACCAGCACCGCCTGACCAAACTTACCCTGTTCGAACCTCGGCACATTCACCGCAACTTGTGAACCATCACTCTTATAAGCTATAGAATCACGAGTAAATGTTGGCTGAGCTACTGTCTTAATTACAAGCTTGCCATCTTCGGTCGGCTCTACATTTACCAACTCGCCACGCAACCAGTCGCTAACGTACTGTTCCACCCTTGACAATGAAAACTGCCTCTGCACTTCTCGGTATCCAACACCTACTTGTATTTCAGCTGGTTGCCCTAACGCATTGACTACGGTAAACCATACCGTCAGTTCATCGCCATTCCACTCAAACCTGAAATTCTTCACTTCAGCTGTTCTCGGATCTGTAAGCAAAGCTTCGGTAATCTCTCGTTCCAATTCCGCTTCTGTTACTGCTCTTGTGGGCTGTTTAAGACAACTTTCAATGTCAGCGCCATAATTCCAATCGTACACAACAAATGCCAGCCTCTGTGTTAATATCGCTTTTACACACCACTGCACCCAAGCTGTCAAACCGTCTACCTCTACCACATCACCGCTACCTGTTTGAACAAAATCGCATATGTCCCAATCCCACAACCAACTTTTAGGGAAAGCTACCACTGTATTTTCTGTAGCACCCACTATATCGGGCATATCGAAACGCGGATATAAATCGCTCATGAACTCACCACCTTTGCAATTACGACAGGGTCTCTATGCTGATTGACCCATACCACCAACACCCTATCGCCACTTTTAAGCTCGGGTTTAATTCTTATATTCACTTTCTCAACAGTACTCTGCTCCCAATCCCACCTTGTCTGTGCAGTATGGTATATGTCTTCTCCTTCTATCGGCTTCCCTTCTTCGTCTACGGGATACTCGCCAACACCTACCAACGACCAAATGGGAAACTCAACCTGTGCAGTAAAATCAGCTATAAGATAATCGCCTTTCTTTATCGGCATCGCAAACGTATCAAGCTTCAAGCTCATGTCTGGCTGTATCGTTCCTAATTCAATGCTATCGGGTTTGTTAGCTATTAAACTAATTCTTTCATTTAACACTTTAGCCAAATCGTCAATGCTTTTCTTGTTCATTTTAGCCCCACGCTCATAGTCAAACTCGTAACATTATGCTCTACGGATACGACTTGGTAATATCCATTTAACGTCCCAGCAACAACTTTCACCTTATCACCCTTCCTGATAAAGGGAACATCTACGCACCTAATTGTTCTGTCTTTCTCTGGCTGTCCGAACTCCTTCAATATCTCTTTTGCATTCTGCTTTGCATCGGCTATGGTGTCATCTGAACTATTCTGGACAATCCTTTGCAATATACCATATTTTGTGTCTCCATCAAGAACTGCAATTAACGGTGCCCTTCCTTCCTCATCTTCCGCACCTATTATTCGCACCCGTGTAACAAGATTATTGATGCTCCACCTATCCATTACCGACTGCACATTTTCGTTATATGCAAACACGTAAACATCTTGATTGGACATGGCTTTTCTGATATAAACCTTCCCTTTTTCACTACGTACGATAAACTCGCCTGCTCCCTTATCTTTACCTTGTTTGAGTATGCTGTTTATCATCTCCGCAACTGTCATCTGTCGGAATACTTGCTTGGCTAATACTACATTCGGCCCCTCTATCTTGCCAATGGGAATATTCCATGCCCTGAAAATATCTGTCAACACATCTATTGCCCTTTGTCCCGACCTATAATACCTGTCATCCTCACTCTTAAACAAGTAAATCAACTGGTCGTACGCTTCAATATCTACACTACCCAACGGATCTGTGGACGTCATCCAATCAAACACCGTGCCCCTGAACACTTCTACACCATTCGCTAATAGGTATATCGGTGTCCCAAGTGCTACAAGCTGGTGTATCCACTTCCCACCTACTTGCTGATTTGTCAATGTCATACTTAAATGCGCTGCTAACTCACCATCGGCATCACCAAAGGACAATTGACTAACAAATGGCGTAACATCCATTTGCTTACCGCTTGGATCAATAATGCGCACTTCATACTTTATGTTGGTAATATCAACCAAGCTTAAGCACCTGCCCGGGTTTTATCTTATTCGGATCTGGCCCAATGACAGCCTTATTCAACTCGTACAATGTCTTCCACTTTGTACCATCACCGAGCACTTTCTTTGCTATACCCCATAGGGTATCACCTTGTTTTACAGTATACGTTTTTGGTGTACTCGGAGCTGGTCTCTGCGCACTCGTTTTAGCCTGCGCACTCGTACTCTTCTCTTTCTCTGTCATTACCACCAAATTGCGTGCCTCAACCAAACTTATGGAGTAATAACAATCGCCATGTCCACCCTTCCATGTATGGTCGAACTCTTGAATGTAACAATCCATGTTTATCGGTGTTTCTGTTATCAACAAATGAACTTTTACATTCTCTCGTCTCCAGCCTGAAATCAAACCCACTATCGCCTTGGGATCCTGCCAATCCACAACATATATGCTGTTCCTCCTACTCACACCCGGGAATATACCCTCCCACCTAATCGTTGCTGGTGCAATACCTCTCGGCATTAAGAAATCGCCCAACTCAATTATGCTAACGCTGAACAACTTTGAACTTGTCATCACTTGCAATTGTTCTGGGTTCATCGGTAAATGAAGCTTGGTATTCTTCCCCATTATGTAAAACTCCATTTATCCCACCACCATATTAGAAAACGCCTTCCTCAAAGCAGGAGCTAACGTATCCACTATTTTATCGACTGCCTTGTCCACATCAGCCTGATTATTTATAACTACCTCTTCCACCAACCCCCTGGTATCCAAATTAACATTTACAACTTTACTCGTTTTCGCTCCAGACTCCACCCTCACGACGGGCTTTGTCTCTGTAGGATATGCTGTATTCAAAGCACCTATTTGCACTCCAGCCTTCTGCCACAATTCATATGCTCTCTGTGTCCTTGTTAGCGGGATTACAGCCTCTGCACTTCTCTCAGCTACCACTCCAATATGCGGCTTTGTAAAAATACCACCTAAAGCATGCTTCGTAACAGTACCAGTAATTGTATCTATCGCCTTTTTCACACCTTCATTAATACTCAACGGAAGCAAAACATTATTAACATCTTGCGTAGCAGTCATAGTAGGAGTTTCCACAAGCCCAGCCTCTTTCTCAAACTGGCTGATTATGTCTAAAATAGCCTGTTCCGACACTTTTTGGCTCTTACTATTACCATATGGGAGCACATTACCTTTTTTAATTAACTGTTCAGCTTCATACCTTGTATAACCTTGTGCCATTAAATCAAGAACTTGCTGTCTGTGTGGTGTAGGATTCTCAGCAATTTCCGCCACAAGCGAACCTCCAAACCCTAACCCTGCACCAACAAAAGCACCCTTCCAACCGAAAAATTGGTAGCCTATACTCGCCCCTAACAAAGTCATAAGAACCTTGTTTGTTTTTATCGCATTCCACACGGCCTTGCCTACTTCTTCCACCAATTTAGTAGCAAAATCTACTGCTTTTGGTAATACCTTTGGTAGCATGTCATCAAATACCCCACTAAAGAAATCACCAAGTGTAGTACCAAGTTCATCTATCTGCTTTTTGCCATCGCCCTTTATCCATGCCAACATACCATCCAGCACCTTCTCTAATGTCGCTGTCAATTTTTCTAATAGCGACATATCCTCCCAACCAGGCAATGACGTAAGCTCCTTTACAAACTTCTTAACTCCTTCATACATCCTTACAAATGCATTACCAACCTGCCGCCCGAAATTGAACAGCTTCTGCTCTAAAGCCGTCACTCCACTACCCGTCCCAGTCAATGCGTCCGTAATCTCTTTTAATATTCCTTCAACTGGAGCAAGCATACCTTCTCCAAACTGCGTTATAGTCATGGTCAATGTATCTTTTATAGTTGACATCATTCCTTGTAGTGTTCTTGCTTGTACCTCACTTCCTCCTTTATACTTCTCCAACGTCTTGAGTATCGCTTCCATTGCCTTCCTTGCTGGAATAGCCTTCTTCGAAATATCATCCAAACTTTTTACGCCCAAATTCTTAAGTACATCTTCCATAGGTATCCTCAAACCTAACGTTACTTGACGTAAATCCTGCAAATTCAACCTACCACTTTGGGCTATCTGCGTAAATCCGAGCATTGCTCCCTGTATTCCTTCCATCCCCGCACCTGTCATAGAGCCTGCATCGGCAAACAACCTTAATGTTTCTAAAGTCTTAGAAGTAGCATTATTTACTCCATACATTCTTGAGTATAACGGTATTAACATCGTGGACAACTCTTGGATATCCTTATATTCAAATGGCGTAATAGCTGCCATTTGCTGCATCTCAGCAACAAACTTTCTGGCCTTTTCTTCTGAACCAAGGAAAAACTTAAAGGCCAACCTGGCCTGCTCCATATTCCCTGCAAGCTTCAATGGAGCAGTAATTGCGGCTGTCATTCCAGCCCCGCCCGCCGCTACACCCAACCATGTAAATGGGCTCGACACAATCCTGCCCATAGTTGAAAACGCACCTTTAACCATCCCAACACTTTTATTTAATGCGGTCTGTAATGCACTACCTATCTTCGGCACGACACTACTAACCATATCTTTTGCTGCTATCAAAATGGAATACTTTGTCGGTACTCTACTTAACGACCGCTCAACACTATTCACTACAGACGTAGTTTTATCTACCGCTGTAAGTGTAGTTTTATATTGTGTATTCAAAGAACGGGATAGCTGCTTGTTTACAAGCTGGGCTTTCTGCTGAAATCGGTTAATCCTCTCTTCTGCCTGCGAAAGCGTCTGAGCTGAATTGTCCTTTGCATCAATGATAAGTTCAATCTTATAACTTTCTTCTGCCATTCGCTACCCCCCTTTAATCTGTCTAAAGACTTCTGCTTCCCCCTCCAACTCAACAATTACCGATGCCCTTAGAAAATCCTGCACCTTCTTTGGCTTCGCATAAAATTCATCAGGCGTTATTCCACATCTTTGGAGCAGGTGGTGGAGCATGGTCGCCTCACCACCTGCCCTGATTAGTTTTTTAACGTTTCTACTCGGTCTGCTCCTTCATCACCATAGCCGCTGAGCTTTTCTATCAACTCGATAACCGCATCCTTCTCACCACGCTTCAACACCTTATCCACCAACTGCCATGCTGAAATAACTCCAGCCTTCTCCCACAGCTCTTTATTCTCCCACAGCTTCCTTGCATCTTCTGGATGCGTCGCTCTAACAATCATTAACGAATTAAACTTTGCGACATTAAATTCCTGCGGCACGGCTAAGTTCCCGAACCTCTTATCCCTTACAGTCTTAGTGGCTTCCTGCCTACATTCTTCCGTCTCCTCATCTTGTAAGCCACGCACCCTGAAGCTGAACAACTCTTTCCCATCCCTAACGACACGGAATACCTCATATTGCTCGACTGTCTCCATGGCTTTTAACACTCCAGCCATGTCTTTTAAAATAGTATCTTCTTTTGCTAATAACTCGTCTTTATCTGTCTTGCTCACTCGTCTTTACCTCCTTACTCGTGAGCGTGTAGCACTCCCATAAAATTAAGCCTTGCATCAGGCGATCCCTTCTGCAACCCAGCTATAACCTTTTGCAATAGCCTTGCATCCTTTATCACTGTTTCTGTAAATGTCAACGTTACAGTGTAGGATTGCGGTATTGCCCAGCTAATCTTCTCACCCGCCGCCTGATAATCGGTATTAGTCACGTTTATTTGAGCTTGAAAAGTATTGACCTCAGCTAAGAAATTACCTTCTCCGTCATACAGCTCACCATCATACCCTCGGATAATGTGATTAGGCTGGAAAACACCTCCATCAAGTGCTTCTATCAATTCAGGCGGAGCGTTAACTCTAAAACTCCAACTCCTCTGCACCACATCACCAGGTGTAACATTCACAATGTCAATTGCACCATCAGGCACACAATCCCGAAAAATATATCTTCCATCTGCCATATGTTCTCACCTCCCTTTATACTGGCGAAAATCTAAACTGGAATGTCAAGTATAGTTTTTCAGCACTGTCGGTATCATCTACCTGAATAACAAACCAGGCACTATCACCCTGTGGCGGATTAGCTGGATCTTCATAAATCGTACCACTAATTAACGCACCTTCCGTGACCATTTGATTAATCACGCCTTGGGCAGCTGCTAACAATGTAGCTCTTCCATTCTTATCATTATTTATTTTACCAACCAAACATTCCCATGTAGCCGAAATTCTATCAATTAGTGCGTCTCTTGTACGCACTCGCCTTATCTTCCTCCAGCCCATGTCCATGTCGGCCGTAGGTGTAATAAACGTTGTAATTCCCTGCTCAATCTGAACCTGCTTTTGAGCATTATAAGTAAACGCTATTGCACCATTATTAATGGCATTCTCAATATCGGTATTCGATAATGCACCTTTTACTGCTACTGCTCCACTCACCACTGCATGTGTCAAACTCTCTGTAATATCCGCACTTGCAATCATCCCTGCCACTCTTCCTGCGGCCTTATACCCTTCTACCACTTTACCGTCAGAGTACTCGAACCCATTTAACACAAACACGATGGCTGGATCATTAAAGCTTCTTGCTGTAGCTAACCTCGTTACTAAATCAATTGTAGTCGGCTGGCTTAACACCGCCATAACCCTCTTACCACTTTCTCGCACCCTATCAATGTATGCTTGTATAGATGCAAACAGCGTAACATCTTCCGAGTCAACTACCAGAACATTCCAATCCTCTGCTTCAAGTGTAGTCAACGCTGATAGGACATTTTCATTTGTAATTGTCGGATCTGTTCCACCCTGCAATGCGGTGTTAGACACATTCTTCACTGTACCATTACCATCTGCAGGCTTCTCAGCTACCACATACGGGTTGCCAGACTCATTTATAACCGTAACCAAATTAGTAGGCTCAGACGTACCTTTATCAAATGTCAGCTTCAATAACTGCGTGCTACCTTCAAACAGTAAAAACTCCTTCATATTTGTAGATGCCAACGAATCCCTTATTGTAACGGTGAAATTATTACCCCTCGTGCCTGGATATTTCGTGGTAATTTTTACCACTTGCGCTGGAGTAGTATTACTATCTGTTAACGTAACCTGAGCTGGAGCTCCTGCTTCACCAACACGCACACCTACAATTTTTTTGCAGCCACCTCTAAACGCCTCTTGGAGCATATCTAAACTGGCACTTACTCCGAACTTCTCACTTATTACCTCTGCCGTCTCAATCACCGTAGGTGTCTGTATCGGCCCCCAATTACTTCTGAAGACTGCCGCTACAATTCCATTAGGTAAAGCTGGTACGACAGGTTGCCCTACGTTTTGTACACGAATATATACTCCAGGCCTTACTTTTTGCTCGCCACTACGAAATACAATTCCTGCCATTCTCTACACCTCTTTTCTGAGAAAATTTTGTAAATACCGCTCCATCTGGGAGCGGGTTGCTTCTTTCACCCCAGCCATTGTCAAAGCACCAATAATCGCTTCAGGCTTCACTCCAAATATACCAGCATTCGCTACTAAATCATTAAGCGTATAAACATCTTCAGCCTCTTTTTCCTCGGGTTTTATTTTGGTGTCCTGCTCTTCTTCTATTACTTCTTTTTTCTCTTTCAATCTACTGTTCCTCCTTCCTCTTCAGGGATTATCGGAGGTGCTTTCACTGTAAAGGACACCCCACCGCTAACGGAAGCATTACTCAACACTTCCGCACTTACTTTACTACGCATGAGTCCCATTGTTCCACGTAACCTGATTTGTCCCACTGTTAACGGATCTGCATCCATTGTAGCTGATATCTCTTCCACGCACAACTCCGTAACATTATTAACACTTATTCGCATCGCATCTGTTAACGCTTCAACGACTTTCCTTATCCATTCTCTACGGACGCTCGGATCTGGTGCAACAACGTGCCCATAAATGGTGAAATCCATCCAATACATTGACGCACTTACATTGTATGGTGCTGATACTTCCACAATTCGCCAATACAAGCCCGGACGCTGGTCTGACGGGTCCCATGTATCTGGGTCAGTTTGCAATATCGGTGTTTTAATTGTTTTTCCATCCTTCGCCTCAACCTTCACCCAGCGGCTTTCACTCCAAGTACGTAATGCTGCTACTGGATCTGGGTCGTATGTCTCACCATTCAACCAACCCAGTGAAAACACCTGAAACTGCAAGCCACGTTCTAATGCTTGTAGCTCCTCATCCCAGAAATCCTCACCTATGGTAGCAAGGTAACGTAATAAGTACTTCTTATTATTAACCGTGATTATTACTCTATCCAGCGCACTAATCACATCTACCGCCAGCTGATCCACATCCGCAAATGTCTCAAAGTTTTCAAATATCCACACTTCGATGGTAGTCGTATACCCAGCCCAATCGTTTGGTACTTCCCGTGAACCTTCCTTAACTACAAGATAAGGCTTTTCTATTTGCAACGATGGAACATATGGCTCGTATACCCTTTCACCAACTAATGCAACTTTTTCTACGAGTAACTTCCTTATTTCGTCTCTCACATGCTCCACAGCTCCCTTATACGCTCGCATATATCTGGATAGAACTTGTCTAACGTCGGCTTAAGTATCGCATACGGCTTAACCTCTTTTACCTTACCGCCTTTAGTTTTTACCTTATGCCCACGCTCAAGGTAAACGCCATAACTTACGCCATGCCCAAGTATGAGTTTTATTTCGGTTTCGCTCTTCTCTATTCTGGAATGCAACCCTGCTACAGCCAAACCTGTTCGTGTAGTCCACGGCTTGTTTGCTTTCATGTACCCTTCTGTCATTGGTCGGTATACCGTGTCCATTAACGCATAAATCTGCTGAAACTTATATTTACTTTTATCACTGAAACCTTGGGCAACTTTTATCATTCATCCATCCCCTGCAACTGCACTTGGTATCCTACCACTTCACCCTGTACGCTTAACGGGATAACGTTAACTACTTTTAACTTCCCCAGCATAGGTACATCTACCACATCCACAACATTTGCACCAGCCTTTACATCTGCGGAAGCATCACAAAGCATTGACCATGTTACACTTCGCAATGCCCTCCCTCCTTCATCAATCAATTTTGCTGGAGTATGCCTATCATTCAAGAATATACGCACTCTATATGTTCCTACTTCCATGGTAGTCTCGGTGTAATGTCCTTCACTCAATACTCGCTGTGTACGGTAAATGGTAACATCTACAGGGTTTTGCTCAATTGCCCATGCGATGTCTCTAACCCGCTGTTCCTTCATACCACATCAGGAGGGTTAACCTGCACAATTCTTGCTCCCATATCACCCATCTGGGAATATAAGTCAGCCATCTTTAAGCACAACTCCAACATGTCTGTCAACGACCTATAAGTGTAACTTTCTTCACCAATAGAATAGCTTTGGATGTTCCCTAACTCTTCTTGTATCCTCGCCGCTTTTAATGTCCATACATAGGAAGCCGCCGCATAAATGTTATCTGACGCCTTAATAATGTCTTCTAATTCAGCATCGGTGAACCTTCCCTCTTCCTTCTCACCAGCAAGATTGCGTAACTGCTCAACTAACTCTGGAGTTGGTATCATGATTGGCTCGCTTGGCTCGCACTGATCTTTACCTTTTGCACATTCTCGTCTAATGCAGCAAACACGCCCCTGTAAGCATAAGCGATTATTTGAGCTTCAACTAACCTTGTCAAATCGCCGCTGGTAGTTTCAATAGTAAGGTCTTTCTTCACGAGTTCCTTAAACCCTTGCTTCGGCCTAATCAAATAAGCTTCGCCCTGCGGTACTCCTTTATACTCATATGGCTTGCCATTCATTGTCCCTTGCCAACCTTCATAATAGATAATCGTATCAATGCCTGATAACGCTGGATAAGTCGTACCTTCAATGGTAAAACCTCCACGCAATGCAAGTTCAATATCAAACCTATCAGCTGGGTTTGCAAGTAACACTGTCGGTTGACGCTTTGCTAAAGTGGCATCTATGATTGCCTGCCTCAATGTTTTGTAAATCCCTAACCACAATGGGTCGCCTGTTTCACCTTTCCATGTGGTAACATTCTTGGTCTTGTAATTGTTGTAACTGAAAATCGGGTATAAGTGGATATGATTCAGCAACGCATTATAAGCCTGTCCAATCGCCTGATTGATAAGCTCAATCCTGAACATCTCATTGAAATCTATGAGTTCCTTGGTGTACTCAAATCCTGCGGTATATTCCTGAATGGTAGCAATCGGCCCCTGCTCAACGGACAAACTCCCGAACTTGACCTCTTGCCCTTCCAAATGCTCAAGGAATACTACATTCCCATACATTGCCCATGTTGCCTGCAATACCCTCGGAAAATTAGGGTCGCTTAAAGTCTGGTAAACTGGAGCATACAATGTCTGAACCTGCTCCCTACCCAGCTGGACATCTAACGTAACCTTCCTTAATAAGTCCTGCTTATCTTCAAGCGATGCCGATGTCATCAACTCACCTATGGGTTTAGTCAACTGGTATGTTTCCATCTCGCCATTAATTAGCCTCACATCTACAGGGTACTCTTTTTTATCAATCACCATAGGTACGGTATATGTATATGTTCCTTGCCTTTTTGCGGCTTTAAGACTTTCCTGATCAATTATAGTCATCTATATCAGCCCCCTTTCTACGCTCCACCGGTTTGCACTATTTGCACTACTGAATATGCCTGCGGTGCAAGTATAAATGTCAACACCTTATTGGTATCATCCCAACTTGTGCATCTGCCAGCTACTCTATTTGGAGTAGTACCTTGCTTTTCATCTGAAGTAAACTTTTCTCCATTCCAATACACTATTTGCCCAACTGTAAATGTTTTACCTGAGGCAACCTTGGTAGTCTGGTACTCTGCTTGCTCAATATTCAAGACCACTGTTCCCCCACCTACTACATTTGTCATCGCTACTCCAAGAAAGCCTCCAATTTCGTAAAACTCACCTGCAACCACATCACCTGTAGCTGTTACAACTACACTCTGGCCATCACTAACCTTTGGCTGTGGTATTTGATACTCTGTGCTTGGTACTGGCTGTCCATCAAACGCCATTTTCTCTGCCCCCTTTCTAAATTCTTACTCGCTTAACTACGAGTTTACTACTCTGCTCTTCACCCACTACTGGAGGGTTTACAGCATAAATCTTACTTAATGCTTCTTTCACATCTGGGTCATTCAAGATATTATCAATCTCGCCTGCTATTTTCTCTTTGTCAGGCTCACCTTCATACTTAAGCAACTTCTTTACCAACACCTGCGCAACCTCGCCTGAAACCTTCTCTTTAATCAGCTGTTCCACCAACTCGCCACATTCTTTGCGTTTCTGCTCTTCAAATGCGGCTTTCATCTTCTCTACACTTGCGACAAGTTCCTCACCTTCTACCCCGAGCAACTCTGTCAGCTCACCATAAACCTTTTGCACTTCGTCCATGCTATCACCTGCCTTTGTTTCTTCTTGTGTTTCTTCTTTTGTCTCTTCTCTTACACTATCCATTTCGCCGATAGCTATAACTTGTGTTTCCATCCCCGCCCTTCCTAACGGTGTCCAGTCAATGCTCAACGGCTGATAATCTACAACCTCAATTTCGCCATTTGTCTTGTGCTTTAACTTCGGAACGCCAAAGATAGAAACTGTCCTTACAGCATTGCCTTTGATCCAACGCTTCAAATCTTCAGCTGACTTATCAATCACACCTCGCACATACAACTTGCCATTTTCAAACTTTGCACCTACCCAATGTGTAACTGGCTCTGGGAACTCGTGATCCACATCATCAGGTTTTTGATGACCCATAAATCCCGGAAGCCCTTGCTCATTTACTGTTCTTTCAATAGCTTTTAGTGCTTCTTCAGTGTAAAACCAGCCTCTTTTAGACTTACCAGCGGGTACTGCTACGACTACCTCCATCGGATTAGGGTCATTCTCTTGCAAACTCTTCACATCAGCCCACGGTGCGACTGGGATATCTTCAACCGCCATCTCGCCCATAACATGCATTTGCAACGGTACTGCCATTTCGCCTGCATATTCCTTTATTGTATCGGGAAGCTCTAATCCCATTGTTCGGTAATGCTTCGCCAAATGCATTGCCGCTTCCTTCTTCTCGCTCGCAGTTAAATTCGGCTCTGCCCTTGCACCAGCTAATGCTCCAACTGCCGCTATTACGCCCCTACGATTAACGACTAATGTTCCATCGCTTCTTATCTCATGGTGTGGCCCCCAGCAATCGGCTTCCCTTAAATTCTCATCAACAGGAGCTTTGACTACTGCATACATCTCTTTTATCGCACTTGCAAGCCCTGAAGCTCCTTCTTCTTGTGCTTTTTTGAATGTTTGCCAAATACTGCCTTTGTCTACATCCCCCCAATCACGTTCTGAAATCTCGTCATTATTAATGGTAAATTTTGTCGGCACTATTTCACCCCCTTTCTATACTTGGGAAGGTATTGCCCTGTCTTCATGTCTCGGATAATCGGCTTCCCATACTTCGGGTTAATCTCTATTCGTGCTTTATCGTACCTCTTCTCAACTTTTATTGGACGTTCACCCCCATTCATATGTTCCATTATACCACATAAATGGCACAATAAAAGCGCCTCGGCCTTAGCCTCAGCGCTTGTTAACGTATTGACCGGTCTTTAAGTCTCGCACCACCAGCTTTTGATGTCTGGAATGAATCTCAATTCGCTTTGAGGCAGGATTTTCGTAAACTTGGATTGGCTGGTTTTGATTTTGTTTCTCTTTCATGGTCCTCCTTCCTTTCATTTTTCTGGTATTCGTTTTGGACAGGGTTCTTCGTTGTGGCGGTATTTTTTAGGTTTTGTCCCGAATTCTGCGCAGGTAGCATAATCCAAGGCGTTCTTGCAATACGCGCATTGAGAAAATTCGCCTATGACCTCGCCTTTCTCCCATCTGAATCTAACAGATCTGTCCTCAGTCATTGTATCACCTCGTTAAACTTTTCTCTTTCTAATTATATTATACTCTTTGCAACAAAATTATTCGTATTATTCTACTGGAACAACATACAGTATCAAGTTTTTCACCATCTCTTGTTTTTCCGTCCCTTCGTAAATTTCGCCTGCCTCTACATCCAACACCCTGAATTTTTGTCCGGGGGCGAACAGATATTCCCTTTCCCTTGGGAATTTGGATATTTCTTCTAGGAATAACCCGCCCCTGAAACCTTTGGGTGCGTGAATCCGTATCTCCAAACCATTTTCGTAAACAAATATACCTTGGCGATAGGAAGTACTCAAAAATCCTTTGTCCTGTATCACAAAGTCACTCAATAGCTTCTTCAGTTCCGGCATCTTACTAGTATCACCATTCACTACTATGTCCTCTGCAATTCTCCTTACTTCTGGACCGGCAAGGTGTTCTAATGTCCCCAACTTATCATGACGGTAGAGTATCGTGTTTTGACTCAATGGACTTGCTTTTTTGATGAAGTTGGTTAAAGCCTCAATCATTTTCTTGGTTTTTCTCTTAGCTGTCTTCCCTATTTCGGGGAACCTCAAGGCTTGGTTGTATTCTTCATAACCTAACGAACTAGTATAATACTCTGCCGCTTCTCGTTCCTCGGGGGTAGCCTCATGTACCAAGAAATGACTATGCTTTTTTACGTCTTCAATTGTATTATTCAAACCGTATTCGTTTGCGTAATCATCTGGCTGGTATTTTTCATACAAATCTACATAGTCGTCCAGATTGATTATGTCCTCTTCTTCTTCTGATGGCTTAGCAAATGTCCTTTGCCAATATTCCTGCAATTCGGGATCACTATCTGGATTGTCCCTGAACCTCTCTAACCTTTGCACAAATGCATTTGGGTCTTCCACTACCTCTGTAAAAAAGCACAAACAATTCGGATGCGCAGGCATTGGCGGAGCATCCTCTACTCGGTAAACACCTGGCCCAAACCCTTGGTCGGCATATGCTAACTCATCACAAATATCGTATTCTGGGTGTTCTGAACTTAATACCCACTTCACACCTCTACATGCAGGGTTATATGTCGCACTCTTTAATGTGGCATCACCATGAGCCGCTGATAACTCTGTCCTAACCAGACGCAACGACTCATAATTTAAGTCTTTCGGTAACCTCCTACCCATGCGTTTCATCATATTAGGGTAGTCCTTTACTAATGTCCCTGAACCTTCTTTAACATACTTTGTCAATGCTCTTGCTATATCCACAGGGTCCATATTTGTTGCTATCCCTGCTGTTAATATCCTCCCTATCGCCTCTGTGGTATCACCAGTTATATTCCAAATCCTATCGCTTAAATACAAACCACCCAGCCTGCGATTCCACATTGCCTTGATAACTTCTTCTTGCACTGAACCAAACACATTTTGTATTTTTCCAGCTACTTCAGGGAACACCTTTAGGAGTAAATCCGCACTAACTTTCTCGTTATACTCAACCCCAATGCCTACTGCCTTCTCGATACCTTTGCTAATGATATCTTTCTGTTTACCATTCAACGCCTTGGCGAAATCTTTCAACCCAGCTTTAACATACTTCATCTGTGCCGCTACATCGGAAGGCATGCCTTCTATAGAAACGCTCAAATCTTTGACCATCCCTTCCACTTCCTTGGCTAATGCCTTTTCTGTGGCTAACTCGGTAGTAAGAAACTTTCGCCTATTTTCAAGTGCCCAACTATAATACGGCCCATTGAAACGCTTCAAATCCTCACGCCAGCTCATTACGTGCTTCTTCTATTGCCTTGTTAATCTCCTCTAATTGTGCATTCAGCCCAGCATTTTCTTCAAGCCGCTGTCGTAATATCCAACTCCTTATTATCCTCTCTCGCTCACCCGGAAGCTCTTCATTATCTGAAACATAACCTTGCATGGTATCCACATACTCGCTCAACAAATCCACTGCCGCATCCATACTCATGAAGCCACCCATCAATGCAGTATTAATTGCCTGCGTGAGCAAATTAAGTACCCTTGCATATTGCTCTTCATCTCGCTCGATTACTTCATCCCATGCTAACGCTACTGAATAGTCCTTGAACCTCTTCCCTGTTACCTGTGAATGCATTGCCAATACCATACGTGCAAATTGCTGCCAACTTTCTGTTACCATCTCACGTTTACGTGCTACTCTTCGAATTAACAACGGGTATTGCTCTTTCACGCTCGCATGCGAACTTGGAGTGTGCACACCAAATGCAAACTCGGGCACTTCAGACACATCAACAATACAGTAAAATAACAACTCTAACAATGACCCCGCATCACCTATCGCTGAACTAACCTCAATAAACGACGCATCCTCTTCATTGGTAAAGATTAAAAGCTCATGACCTGTTAAATCAATTCTCGCTGGTCGACCTTGCTGAATACTTTCCCACGCTTCAGGGAAATTGTTTTTAAGGAAGCCGCTGACATCCTTTAACTGCAACTTCATCCTTGGAGTTGAATGCATCTTTGAACCTTGCAAAGCATGTAACATCACATCGTGGTACGCCTTGAAATATGGCTCTACTGCTTCCAACTCGGAATTGCCGAATAACTGTGTCTCTTCCGCCTCATTCTTAAAATGTATTATCGGTATGAAGCCCCACAAATTAGGTTGCTCGCCTACCTTCAAATCTGATGGTACGTCTCCTTCGGCTTGTGTTACGATACTATCTACTGTTACGATTTGGGTATAGTTATACTGCCTTCTTCCCTGATCCCACATTACCCTTGCTGAAATTGTATATGCTACTGGCTCATGCGTAATAGGGTCTAACTCAATGTTTACAACTTGCTCTGGCGGTATGATTGTGAAATCCACTGAACCACCAACACGCTCTGGATAAAGAACACTTCTCTTGTTATTCACATACAAATATAGAAAACAGTCGCCATCTCTCAATGTCAATTGGTGAACTCGCAAGATTCTACTTGTCCAATCCACAAGGTAATCATCTAACACTGCCTGTGCTTCCTCATCCGCACACCTGAAATGCGGTGCACCCATAAACCCAGCTAATGTGTTTATTATTGGCTTCGCAAAGCCCGCTCCTAACTTGTAAGCTTCGTTTGTATTGCGATATAATTCACGTGCTAACTGATAATTTACTCGTGAGGTATTTAATGAATATGACGTGTTATAAGCATTGACAACCCATCCATATTGCCCATAATCAGGTTGCCTTAATTTTGATATCTCCCCTACTATCCACTTAAACGGGTTTGTCGTAAATCTTCACCCCCCGCAAGACGTCAATCCCTTTAGGACTACGTTTTTCTATATTTTCCACTATGTGTATTATACCATACCTCAGCGCATCCATTGCATGATCATACTCTTTTTCTGGTTCTTCTTTTATTTGATCATTTACTTTTTTCCAGTGGTAACTCTCAATCTCATCCAATGTATTACTCAGGCCTCGGAAGAAGAACAATCTCTTTTCTCGCAGTAAGCCTGTAACTGCCGCTATGCCCTCTTTAACAGCATTATTTGCAGATATAGCATTAAAACCTTGCCTGCGCAGTTCTTCAATTAGCACTGGAGCTGAAGGATCAACCAGTATAGCATCTATTTGTTCACCTTTGGATAACCTTGCCAAATCAGAAGCAACATCCTGTGGTAGCTTCCGCCTCTCGTAATATTCCCTGTAAGCATATACATTGCCATCATCATCTATGGCCAGCCACACCGCAGCCATCGGATTGTTGTAGCCAAAATCCATTCCAATGATCCTCTTCCAATCGCTTGGTATTTCAAATGGTTTTACTACGTGCACTCCAGCCTCAAAATCCTGATATACCAAGCCTTCAGGTTTTACAAACTCTCCCAAGTAAAACATTCTGAACATCCAATCTGGCATCGTTCTGCGTGCAACTTCAATCTGTTCTCGTGGATAGTACGGATTTTCTGCTGTGCCGAATTGAATAACATCTATGGCTGGATCTCCTTCCTTCCACCGATCATAGATATCCGTCTTTAACCAATTAAGAAAATACGGTGTTGTTGTTATTAGAATTCTTCCTTTATGAAAGCCTACACGCCTCTGTGCAACATGCCATGCTTCACTGCGCATCTGGCCTGCTTCATCTAACCAAACAGCATTTACGTGCACACCTTCCATACTTAAAGGCCTGTCCGCTGAACGAAACAGAACTCTGCCTCCGCCTTTCAGGTAGTAAACCTTTTCCATTGATTTATACGTTCCACCATGCCAATCATTCAGTATTTCCAACGCCCTCGGTAAAAGGATATCTTTCAGCATCGGATATGTGGGAGCTACAGCCAAGTAATCGGCCTTTACATCTTTCTTTATTTCTCTTGCCAGCCAGATTGAACCAAACCACGTTTTGCCTCCACCAGTGCCAGCTATCATTGCCACATATTGCGCTTCGCTATCAAAAGCCCTTGCTTGGCCCGGGTGTAACTCATAGGTAAACTTAGGCATTAGTTCCCTCGGTTTGCTTGATTATCTCAATTATTATCGGCTCATCAGTTTCGCCTTTTTCAATGCTTGTAGGTTCGCCTCGGCTCAATCTTTCTAACTTTGTTGCTATATCTAACCACGTGGCCAAATCTCTGGGAGACAGAGCATTTACATTTATCTCTTCTAACCGTGCCTTGATCAGCTCTTGCATCCTAACTGCTAACTCGGCATGCCTTCTAGACATCTCTATTATGGCCTGTTCTTGTTCCTTGCGTTTAAGTTCTTCCAGATACTGATCATAAGCTTGAACACGCTCCACCCAGTTATACTTGGACGACCACTTAATCAAAGAGCTTCTGTTCCTCTTGCCAGTAACAGCGAGAACCTTATCTATACTGCGTTCCGAGCCAAGATCTCGGTATATACAAAATGCGGCATAAGCTTTGGTGGTTTCATTACTCAGCTTTTCCCATGGTTCGCCCATTGAATTTCTATCTGCACCCCCTTCATACCTATATTGGTGCTTCTATCAGTATAACCTGCCCCCCATTAATGTTCTTACCTCATTCTCATTATACCCCATACGGTATAGCCGCTCTTCAACTAATAATTTTAAGGCACGGCTTAGCTTCGCATTTTCATGAACCTCTTTGTGGCATTCGCCGCACAGCATTAGGCACGTTTCTACGCTTTCGTGCTCTCTTCTTCTACCATACCCAGAAATAACATGGTGTAACTGCAACTCGCTTGTTAACTTACCGCATAACTCACAACGGCCATTTGCTCTCTTTCTTACTGCTGCGTAAACTTCTAAATTCATAGACTTAAATCCCTGGTTTTATTATACCAGTTTTTCACTGTTTTGCGTTTTGGTGATATTCGTGAGTAAATAGTCACGTATTGTTGTAAAACGTAAAATGACGCCTTTATGACGCCTTTATGACGCCTTTGACACGTTAGCCACATATACCCCACCCGCAGCTAGGGCAGGTTACGCAGCCGCTTTCGTGGATTACTGGTGAACCACATTCAGGGCAAAAAACATAATCGTGCGCACTCTGTCTCTTCATTATCTCTTGTTTCCTTTCTCTGTTCACAATTTCCATACTATCGGCTGATATAAACTTGTAATCACTCATGGATATAAACGTCCCCCTTTTCCTTTGATGTTATAACGCTAATCATCAAAACAATTTGAATTTATTGTCCAAACCTCATTGGTGCTACTATCCCCATTTATGTGCTTTGCCACAATAAGCCCATATGCCTCTAACTCTTGGATGGAATAGGCGATAAAACCAGTAGAATTATCGCGATTCATTTTCACATTTCTTTGTTCTTCTAACAATCCAGACTGTCTCATTTTATTCATGTCAACTAGTATCCAGTCTTTGACAGTATTATCTACAGTCCACATATACAAATACCAATCGCAGTATCCTTCGCGCAGTTTTTCTATTTCTGTTTTATTGCCACGATTATATGCTCTAATAGTAAAATCCCTAAATCCTGTATCCCTTCTTACCCGTAAAGCAATACTGCTGCCAGTTAATACTATCTTCGCATCAGTAGCCATTGTCATATCCTCTTCTGGTGTAGCAAGACTAATTTTAACAATTTTACTTAGTTGGCTTTCTAATATTAGCTTGGCCTCCGCAAAATGCTTTTCTTCCCACTTTTTATTTTCTGCAAATGTGTTCATTGCGCTTCTTTCCCCCAGCTGTCAAATCCATCAATACGACGTCTTCCGAACATATCTAACCTACTACCAGCCGTAACACGCTTAACCATTTCATAGAAGTAATCAGGTTTGACACTATGCCCAGCCCGTGGAGCTTCAAAACATACCTTAAAATCCTTTAGGTCGAAAAATTCTGGTGTTCCTTTCCTTCCATATAAAATAAATTCGCAGTTATATTGCGGGAGTCCAAATGGTTGAAAGCCTCCTTGTTTATGCCACACAAAAGTACAAATATATTTTACTCCCCAGTGTTCAAAAATTTGAAAAGCGTCAGGCAAATATTTTTGTGTGGTCCAAAGCCAAATATGGCAATCGTCCTTTGCTGGCAATTCTATATTTTTTATCTCATCTACGGTCATTGTAGGGTAATCAAATTCTACCTGATTTGGTGCAACATCACGTTCTATCTTTTTCATTTCCCAAGGTGGATCGATAACGATAACATCGTATTTTTTTGTGACTGGATTCACTGGTTTAGCGCTGATTTCTTCAAGCTGTTGTTTTATCTTCTCACGTCTGTATTCCTGAATAGCTTCAGCAACAGTTTTCTTATTTTCAAGGTGTTTTGCCACTTCTATTTGCTCTTCTGGCTTTAACCTCGCAAGTTCAAGCAATTGTGTCGTACTGTCTGCAATAGGAGTATTGCGGATCTTCTCCTTTACTTCAGGTACAAGATTTTGTGCAATTTGCAAGCGATTAAATAAAGAACTCCGAGATATACCAACTTCTTGTGCTATATCAGAAGTAGTTTTAAGTCTTTCAACCATTGGGTAATCTGTGGATAATTGGTCGTCTCCATTTTTAGTGTTATCCACAGGGTGTCCAACCGTTGGACGGCCTGTGGAAAACTGGTTGTCTCCATTTTTAACTCTTAATCCAAGTTCCTTTAAGATTTCATTTCTTCTTTGCAATAGTTCTGCTTGCTCAAGGACGGTTAAATCGTTACGTATCAGGTTTTCATCAATTTCAATTAGTTCGTCTTCTAATTGACTACCGCTGACAACTTCTGCTTTAATTGTTTCCCAGCCTAATAACTTTGCTGCTTCCAACCTGTGCAAGCCAGCAAGCAATGTGTAATCTTGATTGATAACGATAGGCTGCAATTGGCCCAACAACTTAAATGAGTTAGCGAGATCCCTAATTTTTTCTTCGTTAAGTTCACGCTTTCGTCCTACCACCTTAATGTCACTAATTTTTACATCCATCTATGCTCCCCTCCTAAACTTGGCCCCTTTGTGGCGCATATGACCCCTTTGTGGCGCCTTTATGATACCATTGAACCCATTAAACATTATTCTCACTCCATAGCCAGCCCTTGTATAGTTCCACCCAGTCACTAAATGCCATTATTACAAGCCAGTCCTCATGGTTCTTACGCCAAAATACTGCTGGTAGCTCATCTGCTTGGGCATCTTTTATAGCTTGTTCCATAGCATCATAAACATTTAGTCGCTCCACTCTCTTACACTCAATGTGAATACCCTCTAAACCTACAACATCATCGCCACCAATTCCCGAATACTGCTGGCCACGTCTTGTTTCAAAGCCATACTCCTGCAACTTCTTTGCAAGTTCCAATTCTCCACGCTTACCCTTACGCTTGCTGTTCATGCTGCGTCTCCTTCTCTTCACGCTCAAAGCGAGCGTCTAAATCTGCAATAGAACAATTGGGTCTAAATGAATAACCATCATTTTTAATACACTTTTCGTCTAATTCCATCATGTGCTTCCAAAGCTCTGGGAAATCTCTACGTATAATGCGTAACTCATTAAGACTCTTCATCGGACACAAATAACAGCTCAGACGATTGAATTTTTCATACAATCCGCCCCACGTAAAGCCTCTATCATAGCAGTACTGCAGGCAGTCTGCCTC